GGCAATGTTGCAATACCTCTGTCAGAAATGGAAGCAGATGCAGCAGCAACAGAAAAGAAATTGATATATGAACCCGGTAACACCTTATTCTGTGCTATAAAAGTACCGCCGCCTAATGCCATTTTATTTCACTCCTTTCTTGAACCAATCGTTCATGACCTGTTCAGCCTGTTCAGCCGTGTATGACTTCCCATCAACAAGCAGAACGGTCAAAAGGTCACGCCGATTTGCAAATTTGGCAGATGCAAGAATCTGTTCCTTGGTAAAACCCTGTTCAGGCTTTGCCGTTTCCTTGACTTCTGCCGTGTCAACTGTTTCTTTTGTTTGTTTTGCCATGTAATCACCTCTATTCTCTCACCTGAACATTGTTCTGCATGGTTTCCATTGCATCCTGTTTCTGTACTGCTTTTCTGACAAAAGCGTTATAGTCCACAAAGAAATGCAAAACGCCGTCCACAACATCAAATCTCATTTCAGTACCACGCAAAAAGAAGTCATCAACCGGGATGACTTCCAAGCATTCAAACATTTTTTCACCGACCCGGTAACACTCCCCTTTTCGGTCATCCGAACTTGGGAAATACTGGATCACAAAATGATTTCTTCTCAAATAGCGTGTACCAATAAACTTTTGCACACCGGGTTCAATGCACCTGATATAAAAGCAAGGCGGGTTCAGGTCTTGGGGAATCTCATTCTTGTAATTCTCATACCCAAACACGCCATACAGTGTTGTGCTTATCCCGGTTATGATGGAATCAATCACTACAACACACCCCCTAAAAATTTCTTCAACTTGTTTTCAAGCACTTTTGGGGCAATGGTTTTCAAATCGTTTTCGGAAATGGTCATCATAAAGCGACCATCAACCCACCCTTTGTGATCCCTTGTCCTGTGACCGTATTCAACATAACTTGCGTATTCAACCGGGTTCACAATTTCAATGATGTAATTGTTCCCCTCATGCCGTATCGTCAGGTTGTCAACATATGACCCGGCGGCCTGTCTTTGGTTTCCAGTCCAACCACGCCGCAAGGTCCCGCCTTTTTTACCTGATTCTTTCGGATATTGCCCCACTGGTGTTCTTTTGATAACCATGCGTAGCAACCTCGCCGCAAGTTCTTTCGTACAATCTTCAAGAAAAGCATCCACTTCATTCTGACCCAACTTTTCAAGTTTCTGCTGAAAATCTTTCAGGGCTTGCGGGTCAAATTTTCCCATCTTTGCCATTATGACCACTCTCCAAACAATTCAAGAATAATCTGTTGGTGCGTAGCATAGACCGCCGGAACACCACTGTATGTGTAATCAGTGGTCACACCTTCCTGTGTTACCGTGATTTTTGATCCCGGTCTAATGGTCACGTCAGGTGATATAATCAGTTCCGTGGTCTGTTCGACTGCTGCCGCCGATTCTGATTGTGCCGCACTGGTTACGGTCTTGAATACAAGGTGACAGGGTTGGTTCTCTAAAACAACCACATCCTGAAAACTTGTGATTTTTGTACTTTCGTCCATCACCTTTTTATGTTCGGTGACTGTGCAAGTACCGTCATAATGATATTTTTCAATCGCTTTCCGTGCGGCCTTTCTTGCCTTTTCAACTGCTGTCATATTACCACCTTATCCTTCTGAATGAATTGAACTCTGAACGCCCATAGTTCAGCAGATAATTGATGAATGACACAAGCCTTTGTTCGTCAGACTGTGTTCCGTCACCGACTGCAAAGACTGTTGTTGTGTCACCTGTGTTGATCTGCTTGACTGCAACATCCAAATCCAAACTTTCAAGGTCATCCGGGGCAAAGGTCTTTTTAGCGTTCAGGAACTCACCACACGCCATATCAATAGCAATGTGTTCAAGCCCTTCGGGTACATCTTGCCAGTTGATTTCATTTTTCACCGTGCTTCGTACTTTTTCCACACAAAAAGTCAAGGCCGCAATATCGTCAGCCTTGACCTCATAACCTAATGACTGCAACCGTGCTTTTACTGCATCCACGTCATACATACATGATCACCTGACCTTTTCCCATTATCCCCTTGACTTGATTCTTGCAATAGGGATTGCTTTGTGGTTGATGTAACTGCGATTTGCGGCCACACTCTCCCCGGAATGTACAAGTGACCAATTTGCACCATTCTTCAATTCTGCATCTGTCGGTGAAAGGCTTGCCTGTGAAGATTTCTCATAGGAAATACCAAAAGGTGCAAAAACCTTTCTCTGTCTTGTATAAAGCAGATCAACACCGCCATCAGTCTTTGCGTCACGATCCATTTCATACGGCACTTTCGCACCAATATCCTCATAGCTGATTGAACCGTTACCAAGAACATATGTGGTGTACTCTGTGAAGTCATCCACAAACACAACATAGTCACCTTCTGCCGGGGCTGTATAAGATTCTGCAACCGGGGTCACATCCTCTAACTTGATCTCATTGGCAGCCGGGGTTGCAGTATTGGCAACAATCTTCTTTGCCCCTTCTGCACTGGAAGTTGCCTTGATATAGAATCCTTCCTGCTGAACTGCGGGCATATCGTCATCAACAACAACCAACTTACCGTTCCATGTGTACAGGTCAAGGTCACGCTGAATGCCGTCCTTGTCCGTGTATTTCAGGTGTGCGACAAGGTTCAGGTTTTCAAGGTTGGTGGAAACATCACTGTGCATGAATACAAGTGTGAACTTCTTCTTGTTTGCCCCGCAAGCCTTGTTTGTGGCACTGTTCAGCGTGGTTGCTGACATATTGCCGTCAACCTGTTCCGTAATGTCATAGGTGTGGTTGTTGACAAATTCAAGGTTCTTTGCCCCTGTCATGCTGAAAATGCCATCAAGGACCGCAAGAATGGTGTCCTGATCGACTTCATCCCAGTATTCCCCTACCTGATTAGCGATATTCTGCATGAAATCAACGCCGCCTGTAACGTCATAGGAAAAATCCTTTTCTTTCCAAGCCTTTGCACGTCCAACAACTACAACGCCCTGTTCAAAGGTCTTGGTACTGGTTGCGGTAATGTCAGTTTCGCCGTCATAGTTGACTGCCTGACCGTCAAGCAAGCCACGCATAGCAATCCTTGCGTAACTTGTACCGTTCTGACTGGTTAGCACATCCCTAATGTCAGGATTGCTTGCCAATGCCCTTGACTTCTTGATCTCGTTCATGTGAAGGTTTGGCACACGCCCAACCATATACTTGAACGCTTCTGCATTGAAACTCTTTGAATCAAACTTAGTGTTCGGCATATTTATTCACCTTCCTTTTCTGATTTTGCCGTGATCACTCTAATGTTGCATCAGGATTTGCTTCAAGGTAGGCACAAAGTTCATCATAGTTCATCTTGCTTGTGTCAACCCCCGCACCCGGCTTGTTTTCAGCGGGTGTTCCCGGCTGAAATCCCTTGAATGTCTGCTGCCCCTGACCCTGATTCTGTTCAGGAACTTCAAACAGGAACTTGGTATCATCAGAAGCCGTCAGTTTGTCGATCTGCTCCTGTAACCCCTTGACGTTCCCATCCTTGTCAAGTTTTGCATCTTCAAGGTCAAGCAATGCCTTGACTGCCTTGACGTTCTTTGCATTTGCCCCGGCAAGTGCCTTTTCAACTGCAAAATCCACTTTCAGGCGTGTCATTTCAGATTCATGGGCTTCTTTCGCCGTTGCGTTTTCTGCCTGTAAATCTGCGATCTGCTTTGTCAGGGCTTCATTATCGCCCGCCGTTGCTTTCAGGTTTTCAAGCTGCTTGTCACGTTCCTTGACCTGACCTTTCAGCGAATCAACCTCTTTCTGAACATTCTGCGTTTCTGCTTCTGCCGTCTTTTTGGCATTCTCTATGTCAGCACCGTTGATTTTGATTACCTCGTCAACCTGTTCCTTGTTCAGTCCTAATGCTTCAAGTTCTGATCTTTTCATTATTCTGTTACCTCACTTTCTCAAATACGTTTTTATACGGGGTCACTCCCATATGACAATAGTGGTTGTGTCGGTTTTACGCCTTGTCACACCCGGCAAAATACTATTTCACCCATAGTTGGAAGATATTTGAATCACCATTCCTTTCTTATGTGTCATTATCCGGCTTCATTTCTTCCTTTCCCCCTTTCTGTAAAAGTTCAATCTGATCTTCCCTGACTTCCATCAGTGTCATACGGATTGATAATAAATCTTTTTCTATCTTTTCCAGTACCTTGACTCCCTTTTCCAAAGTCCTAACC